GTATTCGTGCAGGTTGTAAAGTGATGAAGACACGCTATGCAAAACCCTTTGAAGGTGTGCAGGTTAAAATCCCATACGAAACAGGTATGAATCCATATTCAGGTCTTGTAGACATGGCAGAGAAAAAAGGCCTGTTGGTTAAATCAGGTAATCGCTTGTTGTTTGAACCCAAAAACGGCGAACAAATTTTACAATTTCGCAAGGCTTGGGAAAGCAACGATGACGGTTGTTTGGACAAGCTAATGTTGAGCTTTAAACAAGTGGATGATGAGGTAAGTACAGACATCGAAGAAATACTCGAAGAAACACCAGTACAACAAGAAGAGGAGTGATCAATGAGTATAGAGCTAGCTGTACAACTCTGGAAAGAAACACGTAACTTTATCCACGACAGCCACGACAAAAAAGAAGCCGCAGAAGCTGCTGTGTCTGTGTTAATGGAAAACTTTGATGCAGAAGAAATTCGTGACGCATTCAAATGGGATAAAAAAATTATCACCGCTGTAGCAGAATACGCAGGATTGGATGAAATTGATGCTGATCCTGACGAATTTTGGGATGATGACTATTAATGTGGTATAACAAGATAGTTGGCGATCTAGGACGCATACCTGACTTTATTGCATGGTACGAGCAAGAACTTCTTGAAGCTAAACGCGAGTGCCAAGTAGGAGGTTATGTGGAACGCAATATCAAAGAACTTCCTGGCATCACTGAACACCGTTTTAATCAACTACAAGAAATTGAAGCAGTGCTCAACTATCTTAATATTCAACTGCGCAAAATACGCAGAAAGCACTTTCAAAAATATCTAGAAAATTATGCTAGAGCACTTACCAGCCGCGACGCAGAAAAGTATGTAGACGGCGAAGACGAAGTGATTGACTTCGAAACCATCATTAATGAAGTGGCTCTGCTTCGCAACAAGTTTCTTGGTGTTATGAAAGGATTCGATAGCAAGAACTTTATGATGGGGCACATTGTACGCCTAAGAACTGCAGGCATGGAGGACGTACAGGTATAATTACGTGTATGAAATACAGTAGTTTTACCAGTCCTCGAGCCAGTCACGAACACAGCCTCCGCACACTGAATCTCCTATACGAGTATGACGACTTTATGGAAAGCGTCGGCTCGGTAATAGATCTAGGCGCAGGTGATCAATTGCTAGACCTAGAGTGGTGGACCACACGTACCACTCGAGACGAATATCAATTGCCACTGGAAATACAGGGCACAGCAGTTGATTTAGAGATACCCAGCCGTCAAGTTGACAGGGTAAGTTTTAGCAAACTGAACATCGAAAACTTTTCAGAAGCCAGTCGTCAGTTTGATGTGCTATGGTGTCATGACACGTTTCAGTATCTATTAAATCCTTATCAAACACTGCGCAACTGGTACAACATTGCCAATGATAATGCCATGCTGGTGTTAATATTACCGCAAACTGTGAATATGGAATACAACAAGCAGGCATTTGATCTCATGCCTGGACACCTATATCATTACAGTCTTACCAGTTTGATTTACATGCTTGCTACAACAGGTTGGGACTGCAAAGGTGGATTTTTCAAAAAAGATCCTGGCGATCCTTGGTTGCATGCAATAGTATACAAAAGCGAGGCTGAACCGTTGACTCCGGGCGTCAGCTGGTATGAACTCAGTGAAACTGGCTTGCTTCCAGAAACAGCAGAACAAAGCATATTCAAATATGGCTATATCAAACAGCAAGAGCTAGTAGTGCCCTGGCTGGACAAGAGCCTAACCTGGATGGCACAACAGTAGTGACACTGACAGAGTATAAACAACAAATGCAAGCAGTTTCTGCATGTTATGGAAAATTTGATCGCGGACAAAAATATGTATTGAGATGGGATCACTATCTCAATGAAAAACAGTTTGTTGTAGAAAAATGCAATTTGTCAGGAATACACACTGCACTGGACATAGGCACTGGTGTAGGCATGATTCCATTTTTATTACAACAAAAAGGTATCGAAACACACGGCACAGATCTTGAAGATGGGATGTACAAAGAATGCTGTGATGTCTTAGGGTTTAAAAGATTTAAACTGGAGATCAAACCACAACAACCTATGAATCTGCCATACTACGATCTACTGATTGCCACCAGGACAGAATTTGATAGACAGTTCCAGTGTGGGGATGATTGGATTTATTTTATTTCAGATGCAATGCAGTACTGTAAAAGATTGTTTTTGAAATTGAATATAGCAGGCAAATCACCAGGCTGTGTGCCTGATTGGATCAAAGAAAAATACATGTTTTATCCTAAAATTGGTAAGCCATATAGAGCCTGGTATATGCAAATTGATCGTGCCCAATGGAAACAAGAAAGTGTCTGACCCGACGGTAATAGCCATCGAACAGTTAATGTGGAGTTATCATCCTATTGATCTACGGCGGCAAGCCTTGGATTGTTGCTGAAAGCGCAGTGTTTAGAAAAAACCAACAGATTCCTCCGCACAAGGATGCTTACCACAGATACAGCTGGTTTAGTTATTTCCAAGACGAAGGCGAGTACTGTAATGACAATTCTCCAGCTGATAGATGGAATCAGATTCAACGAGATCAGGGTATAGAAATCAAACCATGGACTCATTCAGGGGATTATGTGTTGTTGATTTTACAAAAACCATACGACAGTAGTCTCACACGACTAATGAGCAAGCACGGTTCATACGAAAATTTTATAGAACGCACAATAGCAGACATACAAAATCACACAGACAGAAAAATACGCATTCGCTTGCATCCGTTGCGCAAACAAGAACAACTGGATGCTATACACAACAGCAGTATTGATTTAGCGTCTGTGGAAATCAGCGAAAACACAGGGGGATCAACTGGACTGGAAGGCGGCGATGGTCTATATGCAGACTTTGCTGGTGCTGCTGCAGTAGTTGGATTTAACAGCAATGCACTAACAGAAAGTGTGTGCGAAGGAATACCCACATTCAGTTTGTGCTCTAGTAGCATGGCATGGCCGGTAAATGCTGGCACACTTGACCAATTGGAAGAACCAAACCTTAACATCGATAGACAACAATGGCTTTACAATCTTGGCTATTGTCAGTGGACTGAATCAGAAGTATTAGAAGGCGCAATGTGGGATCATCTAGGGCAAGCCTGGCCTGCAATTGCTAAACAACGGTTAGAAAGGTCTGACTGGCAAGACATAGTTGTTGAAAAAGAATATATGGATTCATTAGACGAAAAACAATTGAGAAAATATCTCAAAAACAAAACCAAGCCTTAGAGTTAACTACCCACATAAATATCACTATGAAAATTGTACTTGTATCTGGAGGGTTTGATCCCTTGCATAGTGGACACATTCGAATGTTCACCGAAGCAAAAAAGTTAGGGGATCGACTTGTTGTTGGCGTAAACAGCGATGCATGGCTTGCCCGTAAAAAAGGCCGTCCTTTCATGCCACAAGCAGAACGAGTGAGTGTTGTTAGAGCATTGAGCATGGTAGATGCTGTAGTAGAATTCGACGCGGACTACGATGCTGATGGCAGTTGTAGACGTTTTGTAGAGGATAGTTGTTGGAACTATGAAGAAGATGAAGTTATTTTTGCTAACGGCGGAGATAGAAATGATGGCAACATACCTGAAATGGAAGTTGTTGCTGAAAATCTCAGTTTTGCGTTTGGCATCGGTGGCGAAGACAAAGCTAACTCGAGTAGCTGGATCCTTGCAGAATGGAAAGCGCCGCGCACAGAACGTGATTGGGGGTACTACCGTGTACTACACGAAGAGCCGGGAATCAAAGTAAAAGAACTAGCAGTGGATCCTGGATGCAGTTTAAGCAATCAGCGTCATTTTAACCGCAGTGAATACTGGTTGGTAAGCGAAGGCGAAGCCACAGTAGACTATCAAAAACACCCAGCTTGGAACACACAATTAACCAAAAAGTTTAGTCGGCATCAAGCACTGGACATACCCTGTGAGACCTGGCATAGATTATACAACGAAACAGACCAACCTGTAAGAATTATTGAGATACAATACGGCACTGACTGCCGAGAAGAAGACATAGAGCGTAAACAATGACAGATTTACCCCACCATCTGGGAGGGCATCAAGGCAAAACTCACAGTGATGCAGGTGCGTTAGAATACTTTATACAAAACCACAATGTGACCAGTATGCTGGATGTAGGATGCGGACCTGGAGGTCAAGTTCTACAAGCACTGGATATGGGCTTACAAGCTCAGGGCATTGACGGCGACTTCACAGTGGAACGACCTGGAAATCATTGGTGCATACATGATTATACACAAGGTCCCAGCCCATTGACAGAACAGTTTGATCTAGTGTGGAGTTGCGAGTTTGTGGAACATGTGTATGAAGAATACATGAGCAATTTTTTAAAAGATTTTGCCAGAAGCACGTGGGTTTGCAT